CTCTCTTACAACACCTTTACTTCTAGGGTCTACTATTATTTCATAGTCCTGCATAAGTGCTATACCAGATAGTATACTACCACTCTTCTTTACAGCAGGTTGTATGTTTAATCCTTTCTTCTTTAGTTCTTTTATAAGTCTAGGTTCTGATGAGTCACAAACTATCAAGTCTAAACCACACTCAGCTCTATTCATATTTGCTATATCAGACGTAGAAAGCCCTGTCTTGCCATAAATCTCCTTTACATAGACTCTATTGTTAAAATCATCTACAGAAATCTTTACAAGTGTTGTAGGGTCTTCAGAGAACCCAAAATCCTGTCCATAAATGGTCTTTTCTGTCTGTATGTAGTCTCCAACCTTCCAATTTCTTATAATTGTTCCTTCTGCCTTAGCTAACCACCCTCCTAGTATCTGATGTTGGTATTTATCTGGTCTTCTAGCCTTCATCTCTAATACTCTGCTAAGAAATGAGTCTGATAGGTTGTCTTTGTTGTCTTTATACGTTGTATGGATGTAAGTTGTGTCTCCTTTAGTTCCGTTATGACCTGCATCAACAATATTACCTAAAAAGAACCTCTGGTATATCCAATGCTCTTTTGTAGTTGGGTTTAGTATCAAAATAACCCTGTTTTGCTTGTTTTGAGACCTTATAGAGAAATCTATCTTGTCAAATGTACCTTCATCATCAAGTTCCTCTGCTTCATCCACTACAAACGTTGTAATTCCGTTCAAAGACTTTAGTGCAGCTGTCTGATTACCACTAGATGTCCTTATACCCTTAAAAATAATGGAAGAACCTGTCTGTAGGTTAGTTATTTCATCCTTAGTTATCCTAAAGTGAGAATTTACTCCCATCATATCAATCTTCTCTACAAATTCTGGTATAATAGATGTGTTGGCTGATGCCATTGTATAACGAGTAAACAATATCTTGTGTCCACTTTCGTATGTAAGGTTTAGCAGGAATACGTTTATACCAAAAGACTTACCACTACCCCTACCTCCTGTAATAACATTGTATCTTGTCTTGCTTTGGAATAAAGGTATGTACTTGTCATGTAAGTTTATGCTATTCTTCATCTTCTGGTGTTACATCTATAATATCTTCTGGTGCAGGAGGTTGGTGTCCATAGAAATTTATAACAGGTGTTGCTGATTTCTGTGTAGCATTACCAAACCCATCTTTAGGTTTCCCATAGACATACTCTAGTAATAGTTTTCTATCGTTATGGTTTTTCTTAGCCTCTTCTGCTAGACTCATCCAGAAGTCTTGTTCAGAACCAAACACCTTTTTAATGGCTTTGACTCCGAACTCCTTCATCCTTTCTCTCTTAGCTTTGTTTATAGCTGCTGTAGTAGGTTTAACAACATCTAACTGACCTTTCTTCCTTTTGTTATACTTCCTACCATCAGTAGGTTTAATCTCATTTGATTTAGCCATAAGTTTAATCTTAATACTATAACGATATGTTTAGGTTTTGTTTACAACTAAGCGTTTTGTAACTTATTACCCCACACATCGTTAAACTGTTTTTGAGTTATTTCTTCAAAAGAGTTCCTAAAATCATCTGTAACATTCTTGTGAGTGTAGACTTCGCTACAGGTTTCTTTATTCCATACCCATCTACCAAATCTTGCAACATTGCCAAAAACTTCACAAATTACATCAGACTTATCTTTATGTCTATAATACTTTACCATATCATTTAATATTACCAGCACATTCCATCCATTGATGTACTGCTCTGTATTACCTCGCATCTATCTTTTGATTTCCAAGCCCAAGACTTCATCCTTAACGTCATCATCTCGTGCATCTCATCTATCCTATCTTCTGGAATAACATCTGCTAACTCGTGTATCTTATTTCTATCTAATTCATCAAGCTTTCTATCTATTCTTTCATTTATTCTCCTAACCCTTTCGGAGTTTTTGTTTTCTATTCTTTCTCTTTCTCTTTTCTTATCATCAAAGAATAAGTCATAAACATTTCTAAACCTAACAAAGCTCTCGTAGTAAATGTCTATCTTTCTTAATGCGTGAAATATAGATGACCTATTCCTTTTTACTCCCATATCTTCAAACCATTCGGAAATCATTCTGTCATTCATTCCGTTTATATCACACATTACCTTATAGAACAATGCTCTAAAGTATGCTTGTTCTTGATGCCTTGATGTGCTTGTTAAATCTAATCCTGTTATTTGTACAAATTTATCAGCTAATTGTTTAGCTGCTTCTATATTGTATGTTCTAAGTTTTGCCATTGTTATCTCTGTTTTGTATTTTTTCGTATTCTTTCCATATTTTAATATAAGCCTCTGTAAGCGACAATACCTCTGGATATGTATGCTTCCTATGTCCTAGCTCTATTGACACTCTCCAGCTACCTTCAAATGCCTCTGGATATATTACATACCCTTTTTTAAAGCAATGACTCTGAGCCTCGTTGTTTGTCTTGTAATAATTAAATGAAGTCTTCTTCTTCTTCGCCATAGTTATATCCCATTTCCTCCATACTACCTTTAAAGTTTAATGCTCTAAGTAATCCGTCACACTCTTCATAAGACTCATCTTCTTCTGCTTTCTTAATCCAAAGTCTTAGGTCTTCTCTGGTGTAACCTATAAATAGCAAGTCAAGTCCTAGTTCGTAAAAGTGGTCGGACACTTCTTTCTTAAACGGCATACTACAATTCTCCGTAAAATGTATACTGTTCTAAATCGTAGTCACTCATAATATAATTCTTGTAAGAATCTGTAGCTACCTGTAGCTTCTGTAGTCCACTATCTACAAATCCTGCTGTAATAGTATAGACTCCAACATCTAACGTTCTCTTGTCTACTACTAAGAATATAAAGTCATCTGCATCAAACAAGTCTAAGTATAAAGCAGCCTGTAGGTCATAACTATATTTATTAGCTGAGTACATAAAGTCTTGTATGTTGGCTGTAGTCTTTAAATCTATAATAGTCCTACCTTTCTTTGCATCTGCCTTACCTCTAAATGGTAATCCCATAAACTCTCCTATTGCAGGTATCTCAAACTCACATCCACTTAGTAAAGCAGCAGCTTTTTCATTAGCCAATACAGCTTTAGCTATCTTCTGTGCCTTGTTTAGTTCTAGGTTAGTGTATACTAAATCCTTACCTAACTCTTCAGCAGCTAACTTAAAACTCTTACTAGCTTTAGTTCCGTCTACAAATGTAAACTCATCAAGTCTATGTGGTTCTAGTACACATAAGTGCGTTAGTCTACCATCTCTAAGTGCTTGACTATCTGGCGAACCTTCAGTAAGTGATGTTGCGTATGCTTTAGGGGACTCTATTAATTTCTTACAAGAAGAAGATGATAATGCGTGTTGACCTAAGTAGCCATAGTAAAAAACATCATCATACATCTTAGGTATAATATCAGATACTTTGAACTCATCTCCGTTTAGCAGTTTTATATTTTTCATAATGTTGTATTTTAAATGAACTGCAATATAGTAATATTATTTGTTAAATCAAATAAACTTTATCTTTTTTACAATTAGATGTTCTAGTGAGTTTAGTGGAGGTGTCCATCCTTTAGCATTATTATCTCCTCCAAAGCTATTGCCTTTAACCTTAACATCATTGTTTCTTAGATGATTAAGTAGGTCTAATCTTTTAAATACATAAGCAGTCTCTACACCTTCTAGACTCTTTAGTATGTAAACGTAGTATGTTGCCTTAGATGCAATGATACCACTATCTTCTCCCTTCTTTGTATTCTGGAACTCTATGTATAAGTTTACAGGTCTTGAGTATCTATCAGCATAGTAGTAACCTTTAGAGTCATACTTAACTTCGTAAGTAACCTCGTTACCTTTGTAGTTAGCTTTTATATCCCAATCATAAAACTTTTTGTTTGGTGCTTTCTCTATGTCTGTATGTGTCTTAGACAATTCGTTAAGCCATAAACTCTCTCCTATATTACCTCTTAAAAAACTCATATCTATTTGTATGTAGAGTAAACTGATTTTAATGGATTAAGAACCTTTCCTTTAAATGCACAAGAGGTACATCCTGTTATCCTTATACTAAATATTCTTTGTGCTATAGGTAGTAACTCTTTCTGTGCGTGTTTATTGTATATCGTTTGGTTAGAATCAAAGTACTTAGCTAAAGTGTTAAACTCATCTTCAGTTAAACATTTTACATTCCTGTACTTAAATACTTTATTCAGCTTGTCTTGTCTCTCATCACAACCACAGTCTTCTCCAGCAATAAACTTAACAACCTTCTTGATACCTGTAGCTTTTGTTATCTTGGCTACAGTATCTCCAAGCCCCTTAGACTTGTTCTCATTGTCTTTGTCAAACTTAGCTTTCCATTCCTTGTAAGCTTTAGTTCTTTTATCTCCTTTAAATTCTTCCATGTTTATAATAATTTGTCGTAGTCTCCGTTAAAGTAATCTTGAGCATCTTCATCAAACTTTTCTCTTAATCTTCTCTTGCAGTTCTTAGATGTATTGTATAGTGAGGTTAGGCTTATGCCTTTGTACTGATTACCATCCTCATCTATAAACTTGCTTTCTTTCTCTAAACCTCTTAGAGATATATCTGTCTTGTAGTAAATGTCCGTAAACATTATATCGTACCTATGCCATTGCTTTATCTCTTTGTCGATACTATCCATTAAGTTCTGGAAGGCATAGTTTTCTTTAATGTCAAAAGCATCTAAAACTTGGTAAGAGTAAACAACCTCATCATACTCAACGAGAGGCTGCTTACTTTTTACCCTCTTATAATCAATACAAACACTAAACAAAGTACTGTAGAAGTAACCGAATCGTATTCCGTTATCTTCGTTTAAAATCTTATTAACGTCTTTTAAAGACCTGTGTATTTTTAAATATGCTTCTTGTACTAAATCTTCAGCAAACATATTAGAGCCTACAAACTTAACAGCTAGTCCAACCCACTTTTTGTGGCTCTTGTAAAGCTCTGCTAATAACTCATTCTTAGTCATACATAAATATATGACAAAATAAAAATATAATAACTAAAAGTTATTAACAATTACAACTTCTATTCTACCATTACCTTTGTCGTATTCCGTAGGTAGTAGTGTCTCTATTTTAACAAAGTCATCATTGTCATCTTCCCAGCAACCATAGTGTGTTATGGCATCTAATAGAAATTTAGATACAACAGCTATTGCATTCATTTTATCTCTTCTCCTTTTATCTGGGCTAAATAACTGGTAAGTTATATTAACAGGTGTGTCTATCTTAACACCTTCTAACTGGTCTCTCATAACCTCAAAGAATACTTTTTTAGCATTACCTTTAACCATGTAGTGCAAGTGAATAAACTTATTCATATTAAGCCAAACATTGAGATTCTTCTTTTTCTTTCTAGGTAGTACTACATACAAAGGAACTATAAGTTTTAGCTCTCTCAAAACGATAAAGAATCTAGATATTCAGTATTTACTACCTCTGGTAAACCTGCCTCGTTAACCTTAAAACTAAAGTCATCAAAAGAAAAGCTTCTACTTCTTTTGCAGCTAACAGTAACCCATCCTTTGTTTTTTGTATTCTTCTCTAGCTGTATCTGACTCTCCGTCTTTTTTTCTAGGAAGCTACCTAAATGTCCCGTGGGTTTAGAACTTCCAAAGTTGCTATGTATAACTGTAATAATATGACAATTAAGTTCAGCAGTCCATTTCATAACTCTCTGTACTATCTCAGAAGACTCTGTAATATTATTTACATCCGAAACTAAATCAGCAATACCATCTACAACAACTAATCCAATATTTTTACTTTCTAACTTATCATACAAAATATACTCTATAAAATTTATCCTTTCTGTATAAGACATTTTTCTTAAAGCATAAGTATGATAGTCATCATCAACCTCTCCTGCATTCATATCTACAGGTCTCCTAAACACCTTTTGTGCGTGATACCTTCCTTGCTCCGTGTCAAAGTGAATAACCTTTCTTTTATCCCTTAATCCCTTTATGTGTCCACTAAACTTGTTGCTACCTTTTAGGTATGTGCTTACCAGCAAACTTACAAAGTAGGTCTTCATACTTTTAGGAGGTGCTTGTATAAAGCTAAAGTTGCCATAAGTGGCTAAAGGTATTGTATAGGTTTTATCTCCCT